GATTTTTTTTTCGTTTTGAAAACTTATTTAAACGCACTTATTAGTCATGCTTTATTACTTTTTGTTTTTTCATTTTCTGTTTTATTATTTTTTAAACGCACTTTTATCAAAGTCTTTATATTTAGTAAGTAAATATGTTTGATATATTCTTAGCATTTCATTAACACAATTGATGTGATATACTTCATTTGTATCGTTTGATAAATAATTTTTAAGTAAAATTAGTTCTACTAACTTTCTCTTTTCAATATCTGTAGCAAATATTTGAATAACTATAAACTCTCTTAGATACTCTCTAATTCTATAATTAATAAAAATTTTACTGTTTTTTAAGTCGGATGAATTAAATTGAAGATTATTTTTATACATCTATATTAATGTCTCATAAATTACCATTTGGTATATTCGATTTGAGAAATAATAAGATATATATTAATTACAGAATTAATGAGTATTTTAAAAATTTTAGATCTATTAAAGAGTATGCGACATATGAAGAAAAGAAAAAATTAATACAAATATTAACATTAAGTAAATATTTGTATGAAGTTGATTGTGACGCAATAAATCTATATAATGAAGTGACAGTTCTAGAATTATTAGGTGAGTATCGCAAATCTTTGATAAATAAATATAGAAATATTAGTAGTATCTGTTATAAAGTTTAACACTAGAATCGGAATATGATTTTTTGAATTTTTTCACATCCTTATTTTTTGAGTTCTCTTCTAAAATTTTAATCTCATCATCTTTTATTAGTTTTTTTATTTTTCTCATAATAGATGAAATATAAATTACACAAGCGGATATTATAACAGCACCTCCCATCAACGTATAATATAAAACACTCAGTCCGACAGCGGTTTCGATGAATACCATATATAATATATTTTTATATTATAATTTTATAAAATGCATGTTCAAATAAAAGTAGAAAAAAATTTAAGATTCAACTATACAGTAAGATTATATGTATATGATATAAGTAAAAATGATATTATATTACTGAAAGATTTTAAGGTTTACTATAAGATATTACCAAGTTCTCTATTTATGGACGATCATAATTTGAAACCAACAAATCAGTTATATTGGGAATATAATTTACGAAAGTATGATACAGTTGATGAATGGAAAATAAAAACTAAAAATGTTAATCCTTTTTTATTCGAATCTATAACAATATTACATAACTAGACACCTTTGTAATTCATAGATATTTGAAGATTTCCAAGTTCCACTCCGTCTTCGTAAGGCCAATTTCCTAGATTATAGTGATTAGTATCACCAAACTGAACATATCTTTCAGCGGCAAGTGCAAACGGCGCACACATAATAACTATTGTTATTATCATTGCAGTTCCTGTACCCATTCTAACATTAGCTATACAGAAGAACGATGTACTATATACTGGAGTACCTACTCCTATGTATGCAGAACATGGAAATGGAGCACTATCAGTGCTAACACTACTCGGTTGATATTTCGAATCTCCAAAATCAAATGTTCCTGTTAATGTATATGTTGTACTATCACAGAGGATATTTTGTAAATAGGTCAAGTCAATTGCTAGCGTTACAAAACCACCAACCCTTTGTGCAGAATACGTAACATTAAATGTGTTAGTTCCGCCAGTAAACGATAACGTCGATGTATCAGTTGCAGTATCATAGAATGTAGATGCTAAAGATACTACCGGTTCTAATGGATCTGTATTATCAACACTAATATTTGTTCCTGCATTTACATGCGTTGTACCAGCTCCACTTGCCCAAACACACGCTGTACCATTAAATTCTATTGTATCTCCAGATGATGGCGCTGTAGTAGGAAGAGTATATAATTCTGCTTGCGAAGAATTTATAGCTGTCAAATTTTGAGTACTTACTTGTGTTGGAGTAATTGTAGATACACCAGCAGTACTACTGTATACTGATATAGCATCTTTTTCTACAGTAGTTATATTAGTATCTGAAAGAGACATTATTATAGCATCTGAATCTACAATTGCAGTATTAGCAGATACCGTATTAAAGCATTGTAATCTATTACCATTTAAACTTGTTGTATAGTTTCCAGTTCCTAATAGTGGATCCGTTAGTTGAATATTAACTGTATCTGTACCAGTTACAGTTAAAGAACCGTTTGTAGATGTTATTGTATCAACTAATCCAGCATCTATCCACGTAAGTTGTGATGAACCATTATAGCCTATTGCTTGTCCTGTAGTACTTGTTATAGTAGTTGGTAATATATATTCGTATGCACTTGTTGAATCTCCAATTTTTAATGATGGTGCTTGAACTTCATCAATTGTTAGTCCTGTTGTTGATGACGACCCAGTTAATACTATACCATTAAATCCCCATACCACATTATCTGGTCCATAACTATTAGACGACCATACTCCTACTGATGTTGAACTATTTAATAGAACATATCTGACTACTCCTCCAGAGGATATTATTTTACTTGTTGTATCGTCATAAAAATTAACTTGTAAATTACCAGTTGAATAATTTAATATAGTTATAGACCATCCTTCTTGGCAAGTTGTTGCATTAGGCAAAGTAAATACTTGACTAAGAGAACCAGTTAAAACTTGAAATGCATTACTTCCAGCACCCAATACTGTGTTACCAGCAGCGCTAACAACTGTCGAAAGATTCATAAAAATATTAGCAGCTGTTATAGCGCCAGATTCTCCTCTAGCAACTATTGTATCGCCAGTAGGATCAGTGTCGAATACTATTTTACTTACTTTATTATTACTAGTATCTAATCCTAGTACTAAATTTGATACTGATGGAAAAGATAATGATGGTAAAGTTAAATTGCTTATTGAAATATTACTTGAAAAATTTACTTGTGCTGTATCTGGTGTGGGATTTGTAATATCTAGATTCCCATCCGTATTTGTAACTGTTGTAGTATCGGCGATTGGTGTTATCCACGATGTTACACCACCAGTTGTACAACTTAAAACATCGCCTGTAGTTGTCGGTAATACTACTGGAAGTGTATATGATTGCGAAGGGCCGACATTTATTTGTACTTGTCCATCATTAGTTAAATTTATACCAGTACTTGCTGTTGAATTTGATAATGAAATTGTAGTAGTAGTAATAGCAGTTCCTAAGTTATCTGTTGTTGAATCTAGTAAAATAATTGCAGTATCCGAAATTTGATTTGTTTGTGTTCCACTTCCTAAAGTAACAGGATTTGTTAAACTTATAGTGCTCGTTAATGCTACTGAATTATCAACATCAATCTGATTAGAAGTTCCATTTATAGTTCGATCACCTATAAAATCTATAGTGGCAGTTCCACTTGCTACAGTTATATCTAAATATGTAGGAGTATTAGTTGCTACATCATTAACACCACCAGCAGAACCACCGCCATTATTTGAAATTGTATTATTCCATGCAGTTAAAGACATTTTTTTAAAACCATTTGTTGCGGCAAATATTTCAGACCAACTCATTATATAATATAATTGAAGAAAATATTATATAATAAAAAAATTAATATTTACTGATAAAACAGATCCATTTGTCTTCGTGGATGTCTACCAAGTGTAAAACTCTCACCTATATTGCTTCCCAAATCTTCATTACCTAAGCCAAATTTCTTTCCAATATCATATGTTTTCTTACCAATATCATATGCCTTTGTTGCGGTATCTTTTATTTGATCCCTATTTTGCCATGCCCATTTACCAGCATCTTTAGCACCTTTCCAAACTTTATTAAATAAACTCTTAAAATCACCACCACTCATAAACATATTTGCATTCTGAGCACGAGAAAATTCATGATGTTCAATTGCGTTCATATTACGTGAAGTATTAATAGCATTATCAGGTAGACTGTACAAATAGTTTCTATATTCACTTCCATTTCTTTCAAGAATTGCATTATTTATAGCGACAATATATAAAGTTGTACCAGCAAAATTATCAGCAGTATTATTTTTAAGACTCAATGTAATTTGGAAAATATATCTTCCTGGAGAACCATCAGAAATATCTTGACGGCAACCTAGATCAATCTTAGGATCTAATGCTAGAATACTACCAACACCACTTGCAGCAACTGCATCTAATCCTGATAATAGTTGTTGTTTCCATACTAATCTATCTAACACGCATCCATTGCGAACTGAAATTTCATATAGTTGATCAATTGATGCACTTGACAACTGATTCGATCCATTATCTAATTGACAATTTTGTACATTTTGAATTTGTAAATATCTACTTGGAATTAATGCTGTTTTAGTTGCATCTGATTGACGACAGTATACTAGAATTTTAAATGGAAGATTGGTTATTTGACAGACAGGACTTGTTACACTTAAAGTAGAACCAGCAGTTACTGCACCAGTATCTAGAGAGAAAACGCTATATTGATTATAATGTGATATAGAATGTTTAGGCAGATTTCTAGCTATTTCTTGATTTGGAGTGAGATATATACACTCTAACGTTGCCGTTGATGGAAATGCAACTGATACCGAATTAATTGTAGTACCCGTATTCAAAACTGCTGCAATCATATTGCTAAATATATCACTCACGAATTGAAGTTGTAGAATTTCACCGTTAATACCATATAAAGAATGATCGTCGTCTTTACCAACATTATTGAATGGACTGCATAAAGGTTCATATAAGTTACATGTAATTGTTATTGTTTGATTCGAGCCAGTACTAACGTTTGTAGAAAGTGTTATATTTGCTGATCTAGGCTTAAATACACCCCATCCTAAAGGAGTAGAAGTAAAAGGTTGAATTGGATTTAATGCTGTACCTGCAGCACCAATATATGAACTAACAGCGTCATAAGATGTATTATCATAGAAATTAGCATTTTCGGATTCTAGATTAAATTTAGTAATTGCATCCATAATTTGACTTAAATTTAGTGAATATGATGCCTGTCCAATTTGATGTTGAATATTAGCAATACAACTATTAAGAGGCCATGGTTTAAATCCCAAATATGAAAATATGGCTTGTGTTGCAGTTTGGGATACATTTAGAGTAAAAACAACTCCAGTCAATCTCATTAATTCTTTTCGATTTCTGCAAACTTCAGTTGCAATATTATTTAAATTGAATGTACAATTCGATGTTGAAAGTGATGCACTTACAAGAGGAATATATGCTACATTTTGTGCACCTTCTTTAACTGCTACATTTGCACTAGATGGATCTAATTGCATTAAACGTGTATCGGCTACTCTTAGAAACGACATTATATAATATAATAATATAAAATTTTATTATATTATATTAAAATTTAACTAGGTCTTTTCGTATAAATTGAAATTTAAAATGACAGCTATCGTTCGGACTTATAGGAAGTAAAAATGAATTTCCGAATTTATCTATAACATATATACCGATATTAAAATTATATAGAGGAGTACACTGATTGAATGTAATTGGATTATATAGATTAGTTGGTGCATTATATATTTGTATTTTTGTTGCTGCCGCTAATTCTTGTTCTAATTGAGATAAATCTGGTAGAAATGAGAATAACACGTTAACATATTGCTGATTTTGAATTAATTTATTTCCATATGTAATAGCATTTTCCTGTTGTTGATTTGTTTGATTAAGATAAAAAATTTCCGAATTTATATTCATATTTGTTACTACAGTAATTCTTTTTACAAATGACCAATAGCCATAATTTGTATAATTTTGAATTGTTGATATTATTCCACCAGAAACATTAATTCCATTATATGATTTTATAATTAATTGTCTATCAACACCATCTGGAGTACTTGGACTAATCGGATTCGTTATTTTTGGAAATCCAGAGAAAAATGGTTCTGCTAACGCATTACAATACACAGCAATATATGCAAATGGACTTTCTATATCATAAAATGCTTCTTCTGATGTTATTGTTAATAATTGAGTAACTGCATCATAATTAATAAATGGTGCAACTGCTGCTGCTATTGCTCCTGTACCTCCTTGTGCTTTTAGAGATGTTAGTGCTGATGCAAATGCAACATTCATCATATCTGTAATTTGCTGTACTTGATAACAGTAGTAATATGGAGAATATATCTGGACAGGTGCTGGATAACTATAGTTTGGCACATCGTAATAATTTCTAGGTTCATATATTAAGTATGTTTGTGCACTTGTTGCTATAACTGCTCCACTTGGATTTTGATATTGTAATGTTATAGAATAAATAGTAGTGTTAATATCATTTACAGTTGGTATTGGTGTTTGTATTAAAATTTGAAATAAAGGAACATTTCTTAGGGGAATACTTGCAGTTAAAACAGTCATATAATAATCATTTGGATTATCTAATACTGGTATGTTATTGTTGGCAGTTATCTCTGCAGGAGTAGTACTTGTTGTTGCCGGTGAATGAATATCATTATTTTGAGAATTTGGATTCAATATTTCTAGACTGTAATAAAGTGATTCGGGTCCCTTTTCTTTCTTTTCGTTATTTGGTTTAAACATTATAATATATACAAATATAAAAATTATATTAAATTTAATTTTGCAAGTTTGTTGAAGCAATATTTAGCAACGAGAATATCTGGATTATTTATACCTTTACTTATAAAAAAAGCATATGCATATTCTTCTATCGTTGTATCGCAATGATGTAATCTATATGTTACATGATCTCCGCAGGTTTGACTATTTTTACCTTGAAAGCATATATAATTATAATAACATGGTGAATCTCTGAGAAGCCATGATAAATATTTATGTTGCTCATTTAATTCATTTCTTTTTTCTTTAGGTATAAAATCAAGTTCTCCGTCAACTATTATTCCATAAGGATCAAAAAAATTATAAACCATTTTTCCATTTCTAGTGTGCTTAAATAGACAGCACCAATGACCGTAATATTTAGATTTTATTAGATACAGGATAATAATCTTATCTGTATCATGAAATAAATCATCGATTGTTTCATATTTTTGTAAATCTGTATATGAAAATATTTTTGCGTCTGGATTTAAAGCCTGCATTTGTTCACCATTTAATGGAATTTTAGTAATATCATACACTCTTTCTGTCGACATATAAAATATAACAATATTTTATATAATATTATATTATATGACTTTGGAAGAAAAACTTTTAAAATGCGGTGGATTAATATATCACATTCCAGACAATAAAATTATGTCTGTTAAAAATAGTATTGAATTTCCTGATGCAGTTGATAAAATAAAAAAATTATTAGCATTTCCAGATAGTAAATATTTACTAGAAAATAAACTGATTATTTTCGGATCATATAATTTACGAATACAACCTTATTATTCAGATATAGATATGCGAACTAAAATAGTAGTAAATTTACCATATGAACAAGCCATAAAATTTATAGAATATAATTTTAAAAAAATAGTAGAAAGAATAGAAAATATTCCAGGTATATTTTTTACTGATGCCAAAGCAGGTTTGTACGATGATGGAGAAGCAATACATTGGACAGCAGATGAAATTTTAAATGGTTATAGAAACGGAGATGTACCTGATTTTAATGGTCATACTGGTAATAAACTATTATATGATGCAATACATGATAAACCAAATATAAAAAATATAAATGTTCTATTAAAAATAGATGTTGTTTTGCCATTCTATTGTAAATATATAGAATGTACAAATGTTTATGAAGTATATTATGTTGATCAAAGTACTAGAAATATTATATCCTTAAACGGTGTTGTGTCTGGAAGAGAGAGTATTATAGAAACTCTTCAAGTAGATACAAAAAAACAGCTAGAAAACAAACATTTATTTAAGACAATAAAAAGAATATTCGCACTATCGCGATATTATAATGATATACCGCTCGCTAAAAAAATAGGACCTCTCCTGGTATCAAATGTATCAAAATTATCTTCAATTAAAAGTGACCTAAAAACATTATTATTATTATTAACTTTGAATAAAAATGTAGATAAAAATTTAGTCAATATTGAACTAAACATGATTAAAGATAAAATACCTAATATTCTAGATGTTAAATTTAATAATGATAGTGTTATTAAAGTTTTAAATGATATAAATTATTGTATTAAAAATAATAATAATAAATTAGCAATAACATTACTAGAAAAAATTACAGAATATTTAGAAGATATTACAAATAGAGAAGTTATAGAATTTCTAAATAGTATAGGGATTTATAGTTTTAGAGATTTTGGAAAAAATTATATTATCTAATCTAATAAAAAAATTATATTATATAACTATATTATAATGTCGTTTCTAGAAGGTGGTTATCCGCTCGGTGCTGGCTATATGATGGGTGGCGAAAGATTTAAAAAAGGTACACATTTAAAAGGTGCATTAAAACGTAAAGTTGTTGCTCAATTACAAGAAGGTAAGCGAAAAGCAGCAAAACGTCGAGCAACTAAACATAAAACAATGAGTAGAATGCCTAAAGATATGGTTAATTATAAAAGTTTGCCTGCATGGCGTTCACTAATGGCTGAACTAAGACGAAAACATCCTGAAAAGTCGCTGGAGGCTCGTCAACGCTTAGCAAAGAAACATTTAACTGGTGGTTCATTCTGGTCTGATTTTGCACATGGATTTAAAAAGGGTTTTGAAGGAACTTTGGGAGTTGCATCTAAAGTTCTACCATTACTTGGATTAGGTGATGAAGATATGGAAGGTGGTAGAATGCATCATAGACGTCGTCCAGTTCATCATAGACGAAAAACTATGACACGTGGACAATATGCATATTAAACTACTGTAAAAATTTTTAAAATTGGGTAAAAAAAAATTTTATTCTAAAAATATTATATAGTGGTATTTTATATAATATGTCACTTTCTTTAGAAAAAACCAGCAATGGAATTCCAATAGCCACATCAAATGAAAATGGAATTGATGAATTAATATACTATGTTGATAGAGATGATTTGCCAGAAGGTGCAAAATTATTAGAAAGAATAAGATTAAATCAACCAGAGGATTATTTTTTTCCATTGATTAAAGATTATAAAAATGAAGAAGCAAACAATATATATATATCGGGACCTAGTGGAGTTGGAAAAACATTATTTATAAGATCATATATAAAACATTTTCTAAAAAAATATCCAAAAGCAAAAATATTATTATTCTCAAGTAAAACAAAAGATAAAAATATAGATGATATTAAATCAGTTCAACGAATTAGAATAGATGATGATATGATTATTAATCCAATGACTCTTTCTGAAATATCTAGTAAAAGTACTCCAGTTATGACTGTGTTTGATGATATTGAAGATTTTCAAAATAAGAAGTTAAATATTGAAATAAATAGATTATGTAATGAAGTAATAAGAAATGGTCGTGCAAATCATATTTTTAATCTTTATGTTAATCATGATCCATGTGATTATAATAAAACAAAATTATTTCTGAAGGAAGCAACACAAGTTGTAATGCTACCATATCGAGCACCAAAAACAACATATAATTTGATTATGGAAAAATACCTTAAATTGGATAAGAAAACTCAAAACCAATTAATAAATTTAAAAAGTAAATATGTAGTAGTAAATAGAGGAAGACCAGAATTTGTATTATCTGACAAATACATTATGCTGATTTAGATTTTAATTTTTTGTATTTATCTTTTAGTTCCGATAAATCATCTTTTAATTGTTTTATTTCTTCTAATGAATCATCTAATTCCATTTTCATATTTTCTAATTTCTTTCCTGTTTTATGTAATTCTGTTTTCTGATGTTGATTTTTAGAACACAATTGATATTTTCCTGAACATACATCACATTTAACAGGTGTTGTAAATTTTTCTGGATTTCTTAGGCGATAATCTTTCTTGTACTCAGTCATATTAGAAGTTATATTTTTTTTCGTCATTTATATATAAATAAAATATAGAAAATTATTTTATTTTATTCTGTCATATCTCTCTCTCCAATCTATAGGTAAAATTTTATTTATATCTTCTCTTAAATCAGTTGGTATTTGAGCAGTTTTTAATCTCAAAAATTCATCTAATATGCAGTAAATTAAGCATCGAGATGATGTTTCATCCAAATCTTCCTCTAGATCGTTGAAAAAAATAAACTTTTCACTTTCCATATAAATTATATGGAGAAAATAAATTTATATATTTATTTTTTTAGGTCCATAAAATTTAGGTAATTTACTATATGTATACTCTATATTATTTACTAATTTTTTTCCTTGTTCTACATTAGATTTTGATAAAATATGACTGAAAATGCTGTAATTTGTTTCATAATCATCTTTTAACATTTTTTTAATATATTTATGTATAGTATCTTTCATTTTATCTGCAGAAGTATTATCAACAATATTATCAATATTTTTTATTATATTAATCGCTCTGTCTCCTAGTATGTTAAATATAGTCTCTTTAAGATGTACTAATTCATCTTCTGTCATATATTCACCACGCGCATGTTTTGTATCTATGTATATAATTTCATTCTTTTTTTTGCTAGGTTTTTTAGGTTTATATACATAGTCTTCATCTGGATATTCTTCTTTAATATATGATTCTATATACTCGTCATCTGGATATTCTTCTTTCTCTCTTTTTTTCTGTATATTGTATAAATCAGCAAGTGGTCGCGTTCTTTCTTTTCTCCCAGATGTTCCAAATTCCTTATCGTAATTCATTTTCAATTTCTCTTTATATTCTGCATACATATCATTAATTGCCATTTTTCTAGCCTTGTTATATATTTTTACTAGTTCTTTTTGTTTTGGTTTTTCGTCGTGTATCTTAATATACTTATTTTTATAAAATAAAATTTTTTTATTTAATAACTCATCTGGTATTTTAACATTTTCAGAAAATTCTGCTTTCATTTCTTTTCCTCGTGCCAATCTATCTTTATCTTCTTGTGTTAATTTATATCCTTTTTCGAATCCTCCAAGTTTATAACCACCTGATTCATCAGATTCATATCCACCTCTATGAATAGGATAGTATTGTTCTTCGTAAAACGCCATTATATATAATAATAATATATAATTTTAATTAATAAGAAAAATCAGAATCTATAGAATGTTCACTATTATAATCACTTTCATGTTCTATAGATTCTCCTTCAGACTCGCTATCAGTTCCTTCATCTTCCCATTTTGTATTTTTCTTTTCTTTTTTTAATATTCCCTTTTTATGAACTGGATTTGACTTCTTAGATTTATTTTTTTTATCAGAAGATTTAGAAATTTTTACTGTTTTATTTGTTGGTGTTTTACCAGTTCCAGATGCATTATAATTGACTGTTATTTCGCCATCTTTATTTCTTTTTATCTTTATATTCAATGTATCTACTCCACCTAAACGTGTTGCCAATCGTCCATATATCTGATTTAAAACATTTATCTCTTCCTTATTCATTATAAACTATATATAGAAAAAATATTTATTATTTTTTCGAATCAGACTATGATAACTTAAGTTGACCTAATCTAATTGCTTCTTCTTTTTCTTTCGGTCCACAATTAAAACACATATATGTTTCAGGAATTGTATTATTCGCCATTAACATATTTTGTATCACACACACGTCACAGAAATATCTGCCACAGTTATTAATACAACTAATAGGTCGAAATATTCCATTTAAACCATCTATTAATACTGTGTTACATTCCGTACATGTTGCAGATTTTAAAATACTATTAAGTTCATTTTTTGCAGTTAATTCAGATATTATGCATTTATGATCACATACTGGTGGATTTAAACTATCTTTGTCAAATGGATCAGTTATTATATGATTCATGCATGGCAATCTTAGACCTTCTATTAAATATTTTTTATAGTGACGCTGTCTATTGCAATCTTGACAATCCTGACGAATATGTCTCTCATGAAATTCTCTTCTAGTATTGCAACAATACGAATATTTTATTATTTTATATTCTTTTTTTACTTCTACAATAGATAATAATTTCATTTTGCATTCATGACACATTTTATTTTTTTTTAGTTCTTCATATGTTTTATATTGCATTACTGTAAAATCTCTATCACACTCTTTACAAGTAAAAATTTTTTTGAAGTTTTCCATATAATCTATATATAGAAAAAATTAAATAATAAATCTAACTATTCTCATGGCTGTGTTTAAATATCCGTGATTTTGTATAATCCATCTTAGCAATCTTAAAAATTGTTTTTGTCTATATGTCATTACAGTTAATTTATATTTTTTAAATGTTTCTTACTCTTTTCATGTCTTGCTATTACTGAACGTGAAACTTCACAATTGCATAATTTACATTTTACTTTTTCATTTGCTTTTTTGTTGATTATATCTTTATTGCGTTTTTTATATTCATATATTACTCTATATAAACCATCTTTCTTATCTTCTTCAGTAAAGTAAATTTTAGTATTTGTCATTGTACACTATATAATATCTATACATAATTTATTTTTATAGTGCGTTTATTTTGTTTTAAGTCTAGAAATGATAGTATATGTCATAGTTCCATCCAAGTGTTTATAATCTTCTGGAGCGAAATAGAATGATTCTACAGATTCTCCTTGAATATTGTGAATTGTTCTTGCATATCCAGAATCGAAATGAGATAAGTCTTTTGGTTCAATATTATAATAATCCATTCCATCATAAATTTCGATAAACTCTGAATCTTTATCAGTAATAGTATAATAAAAGTTATTGTAAATTTCATATTCCGCTAAATCATTAGTTTTGCATACTATTTTAGAACCAATATCAAATTTTTCTAATGCCAGATGTTCTAGCATCAGTTTATTATATTTTTGTCTAGATTCATTTTTATAGCAAATAATAGAATCTGCATCTTTCCATGATTTTGAACTAAACTTTTTAACTTCTTCAGAAAGAAATTTATTATCTGTGTTGTTGATTAATGAATTATAATATTTCTTTGTGAAATCATTTCTATAATTTGTTCCTAGTGAAGTTTGTTCACTATATAATAAATCTAAAAATATTTCTTTATTAAGTGGTTTTCCAACTGAAACTGGAGGTAACTGTTTAAAATCTCCGAAAGCAAATACTGTCTTTCCAACAAGTGTAGCCTTAATTAGTAAATCTAATCCTTGTCTATCAACCATACCTATTTCATCTACAACTATAAAATCTTCTTCTGGGAGATTATTATAACTATAAGTATATTTCTGAATAACTGAACAATTTATCTTATTTTTTCTATAATCTTTACATGCGCTATGAGATGGAGTTAAGACTATATAATTACCTTTATCACTCTGAAATACTGCTTTTGCAGAATTTTGTTTATCTAATTTTGGAATAAGAGTATTGATGATATAATGAGTCTTTCCACTTCCTGCATAGTCTATCCAAATTATATTATTTTCATTAAGAGATTCATTTTCAAACGTTACTAAACTATTATATACATCTTTTGGATTATGAGATTGTTTTTCTTTATTTTCTTCTTTCCATTCTCCAAATTTATCGCTAACTTCAACTTTAATTTTTGTTTTACTAGCAAAAGTGATAGCATCTGTTCTTATTTCCATTATTTTATTATTGTCTAATTCTAATTCTTGCATTTTTTCATAAACTATTTTTCTGGCCTCAAATAATATTTGTTGTCTAATAGGTCGTTTATTATAAATATCATAGAAGGTTTTCTTACATTCATAAACTAAATTAAATTTTTTGCTTAGTTTATATACATATCCTTGACTAACTTTTAATTCGTCATCATTTGCTATCTTAGAAAATTTTTTATAAGATTTTTCTCCAAATCCTCCTTCCATTCTTCCAATATGTCTGTTCATAATTTTTTTAAAAGTATCACTATCAACTTTTTTTAGTAAATCATCTATCATTTGAACAAAATAATTAGGTAACTGTTCTGACTCTAATTCTTCTAATAATGTAAATTCAATTCCCTGTTCAGCACAATATTTTAATTGATAACCAATATAGTAATCACATGATGGCATCAAAATTGTAGATACTTTAGGATTAGCAACATATATGAATTCATCCTTAATTTCAATTTTATCCAATGGAATATCTTTGATAAATTTATGATTATTTAATCTAATATCAGTTTTAACTAAAAATGGCAGTTTATAAAGTGCATTTGAATAATGTTTATTATTATCTATAGTTGTAAAATAATATTTATCCATCATTTCTTCATATTTATCATTTACATAGTTAAATCCTCCATTAAAATTAATTGAATATGGAAAAAATGATTTTATACATTTCTTAATATATAACTTTTCAATATAATCTCCAATATTACTTAAATTAACTTTTGGATCAATTTTATCTGTGATACCAAAAGATTTTGCAATATTATTAATTTTGGAATAATCTTCATTTGAATGATACAATATATTATTAAATACGAACGAGGAAATACCTAATTTTGCAATCTCTTTATCATGATCATAACTTCTGTCAATAATAGAAATATTATCTGGTAAACTTCCTTTCTCTAATATTTCAATAAGTTCATCTTCTATTTCTAAGAAAGAAATATATCTATTTTGTTCATATTTTGGTAAATTAAATCGCGTAAGATATGAATTATGAATTGGATAAATATGATTATTGTATGCAATATAAATAAGTGATTTATATGCTTTGCTTCGTTTTGATGGAACATATCTTGAAATAACATTTTTATTAATATCATATGCAATTGTTTTAATATCATAATTTTTACAAAAGTCAGTTATTTCTTTTACTGTTACTACTTCACCATCACCTAAATTATCAATAGTCTGTTTACTAATTCCTTTACCATCTTTGTAATAGTATTGATACAATAAATTTTTTACACAATTATTCATCCCATTATCTTTAATTTTTATTTCAGAGTTAAATAAATTTATTTTTAAAGGTTTTTCTTCTCGAAGTCCTATTTTTGTAGGTTGCATTATTGTGTAATTTTCTGTAATAGCTAAAATTCTTTCTATAACAACTGAAAAATCTACTGCTCTTTTATGTAAATTTTGAATTGCATCACTATCTCTTAATTGTTCTTCAAGATACTGTTGTAATTCATCTTCATTATCAAAAGTTTTCTTTTCTGCAGTTTCAGTAATAAATGTTAAAAATTCATTTTTATTACTTGGGTATCTGGTACCACTAGAATCAAATAAAATATAATAATCTACTTGGTATAATAACTTAACTGGAGTTCCCCATGAAATACCATCATCTGTTAAAATTACTTTTAACTTCTTATTTTTATTGTAAAGTTTTGGATCTAGAAATGCCTTGTTACCAATTCGTTTTTTAGTACCAAATTTTCTTGCAATAGCCGGATTATATGTATATTCATCATTTTTTGCAACTGATTTTAAATCAAACTTTAGAACTTCTCCAGTTTTCTTATTGTAAAAATATCTATTTATTTCTTTACTTTGTTTTATAGTATTTAATTGTTGTTTGGTAATTCTAAGTTTCTGTTCAGTTAACTTAGATGTGATATAATTTTTTCCTCTAAATCCGGTTTTTGCTAGCACCATTTATATTATAACTATACAAAATATATTTTTAAGGTGCGTTTAAAAAATAATAAAACAGAAAATGAAAAAACAAAAAGTAATAAAGCATGACTAATAAGTGCGTTTAAATAAGTTTTCAAAACGAAAAAAAAATCGAATCAATAATTGTGTTCAAGTTATGATAAAAATGCCATTCAAATCATGTAATAAAATTCGACGGCAGAACGTTTTGTATTGGGAAATCACCCAGGAGAGCAAATATGATAGAAAAAATATATTTTCTATCGATAAACAGCCTGGGAGAGCGAATATGGCCAGAAATTTCGCGGAAGTGGAGGGGGGATGACTTTTTCGAAAATATTGGTAGGCTGGGTGATTTTTCGTTTTTTTTACCCCGCTGTATGTAATGTGATAC